GGGGCATGAGTGAACGCGGAATGAGTGAACGGGGCGCGCAGTTCACGCTGGGCACGATTCTCCGGGAGCCTCAGGCCAAGGACGCGATCCATGTCGCCGTGGTGCCGATGACGGCCGGGCAAGTGCTGAGCCCAGGCGAGCGCGTCGGCATCATCGAGGGCGACAGGATCGGGCGGGCCGGGCAGCCCATTGTCGGGATCGTGGACCCGTTCCTTGTGGACGTGGTGCAACCCGGGGAGCGGTGCTGGATGTTCCTCCTGCCGAACACGATCACGTCACTGCGGCACGAGTGGACGCACCCGGCATTCGTGGGGCGCGAGCCGGAAGCGGGGGTGCTTCCCGTCCCGATGGAACCGCAGGAGGCGGCGCGCAAGCGGATCGCGGAGATCGCCGCCGCGGTGGACATTGGCTACAACGGCTTGATGCGCGCCGCTGCGGACTGGCTCGATGGGGAGGAGTACACCGTCCAGATGGGCTCCGAGGAATGGCGCGACACTTTCCCGGAGTATCAGGAGGAGTTCTGGTCGCTCTACGAAGTCGTCACCGGCAAGAGCGTCGAGCGCGAGAAGCGCGGCCAGTTCTTCTCCTGCTCATGCTGACCCCGCGCCGCCGGGAGGGGGAGAGGACGTGATGCGCTACTCGTGGATCGTGATTCACGACGGCTCGCGTCCGGGTAAGACGGCGGGCCAGCAGGAGTGCCTACGCTGCGGCGAGTCGTACCGCATGGCGCTGCCAGTCTCGCTCAACGTGTTCATCGCGGCCGGCAAAGCGTTCACCGCCGATCACCGAGGATGCAAGGCCACCCCGCCCCCGCGCGCCCCGGAGGCGCCGAGGCCGTGAGGGCGAAGCCGTGGCAGCGACTCCTGTGGGGCGTCGTGTTCTCTGGGGACACGCGCGACCGGCCGATGCTGCTCGGGACGGGCTGGAATGGCCCGGACCCCGCTGCGTATCCCGGCGAGCCCACGCGGGCGCTGCTCTTTATGTCGAGATCTGCGGCCCGCGCGTGGTGCGCCACCAAACAGGCATCCTACGCTGGCCGCACCGACTGCTGCGCAACGTGGCGATTCAGGCCGATGCGCGTCCGCGAGACCATCGCCGCCGCCATCCGGCACCAGGAGGGGGCATGAGAGACGACGTGAAGCCGGCCAAGAGTAAGGCGCTGTGTTCAGGCTGCACCGACGATTTCTACAACGGGCAGGGCGCGGCCGAGTGCTGGCTGTACAAGGATGCGAAGGTGGTCAAGCGATTCCGCATCGGCTGGTGGACGATGCAGGACAAGGCCGAGAACTTCACGCCGGTCTACACGTTCCAGTGCCACCACGCGCGCGGACAGTACGCGCTCATGGAGCAACTGCCTGAACACCTCCGCGCCCAGCGCCTCGCCAAGGAGGCGGGGGCGTGAGCCGGGCGGGGGAGTGGGCGCGGACGGCTTCTGAGCCTCCGGCGTTCTTTTTGCCGGAGGTCACATGCGGTAACCCGCGAACGGCAGCGCAAGCGATGGCTATGGTCAACTCAGGGCAGCAGGGAGAGCCGCGCCTGTACCTGAATACAACCTACACCAACTATCTCTCGCCATCGACGGCCCTCGCGTTCGCGCACTGGATCATCGACACGTTCGGCGAGCCCGCCCCCTCGGCGGGGGACGGGGGGAGAGGGTGAGCGCGTGCGAGTTCGGCATCGCGCTCTATGGGATCGGCGCGACGATCTGGGCCATGCTGCGATTCATCGGGGCCATCGTCCTCGTCTGTATCGGCCTCTCCGCGTGTTTCGCATATGCCCCGAAGCTCTTTGGAAAGGCCATCCGATGACCCTCGCGCGCGTCAGGGAGGGGGCGGGGTGACCATCTTGGTGGCGAGGCAGCCCGGCGCCGACAATCTCGCGGTGACCATCGAGCAGGCCATCGCGCAGGGGCGCGTCACGGTGGTGATGGACCGGCGGCGTGGAGAGAGGCGCAGGGGCAAGGCGCTGGATGTGGGGAAGCGCGCGAGCCAGCGGCGCCGGCTCAAGCCGGCGCTCTATGTGGGAATAATTCTGGAGACGGCATGACACCGTTCAACGCCTGGCCCCTGCTCGCCCTCCCCGTGCTGGCCTTCGTCATCGGGGCGGCCTACCTCGCTCTGTTCATGGCCGAGTGGCGCCCGCTCGTGACGGCGGCGATGGTGGGCATCCTCGGGCACGCGGCGGCCGAACGCCAACTCGATCTGCACACGCACACCTGCGCCTCCCCCCTCCGCCGCTGGGAGCCCCACGCCTGGGAGTGCGCGGCGCTGGCGTGCGCGGGGCGGGGCGAGAAGGTGTGCCCACTCCACGGGCATCAGTGATGCGCTGGCTCACGCACGCGCTGGCCCGCCTCGCCGTGGCCTTCGCCATCACCCTCGTGTTCGGCTTCCTCGGCGTGCTCGTCTACCTCGAGCGCACCGCCAAGGCCGCGTGCCACCGGGCCGGCTTCGAGCATCACCTGATCGTGCGCGGCGCGATCTACTGTCTCCGCACCACGCGGGATGCGACCGAGATCCGGCTCGTCACCCCGTGACGTGGCTCGTGGCCCTCTGCGCGTCGCTCGCTCCCTTCCTGCCCGTGCCCCAACTCACGACGGATCACCTCCGCCGCGCCCGCGACTGGTGGCTCCGGGGCACGCTCCTGGCCGCCGGCCTCTGGCTCACCATGGCCGAGCCCGTGTTCGCCCCATTGGCCTTCTGGTTCTCCTGGCGCTGGCGCTCCCACCGGGAGCTCGGCCCCCTGGTGGCGTGGATGGCGGTGGCGGCGGGCTGGTTCGCGGTGCGGGCGGTGCCCCGGGCCACGCTCGAGGTCGTCCCCCTCGCCTGGGTGGCCTGGGGCGTGGTGACGGTGGGCATCCTCGAGTGGCAGCGCCGGCGGCTCAACCCCGAGGAGGGCCGCTCCCCCTCCGGCACCTTCGGCCAGCGGACGATGGCGGCGGCCTACCTTGCCCTGTGCCTGCCCTTCGCCCCGTGGGGCCTGTGGCCGGCGCTGGGGCTCGGCCTGTGGATCACGGGGCCCTCGTGGGGGGCGCTGGCCGCCCTGGCGGTGGGCCTGCCCGTGCTAGCGGGCTCAGGGCTCCTGCTCAGCGCCACGCTGGGGGCCCTAGCCGCCGCGCTAGGGGCCGTCTGGGCGCGGAGTGAGCACGATTATGAACACACGCTCCCGGGCCCCCTGTGGCGGCTCCTGGACGTGACGCCGCGGGGGAGTTCTATCGACTCCCTAGCCGTCCGGGGCCGGGCGCTCCGGCTGGCGTGGCGGCAGCGGCGGGAGGCCGGGTGGGGGGGCGAGGGGCCCGACACGATGGCGCGGGCATTGTTCAGGTGGGAAGCGGGTTACCACACGCAGCTGACGAAGGGGGATCTCCACTGCTGTCCCGCCCACCTCGCGTGGGAGTACGGACTCGCCGGCCTCGCCACCGTCGCCCTGCTCGTCTACCGCGTGGGCAGCGGGGTGACGTGGGGGGATCCGTGGTCGGCCGCCGCCGTCATCGCGGGCGTGCTGAGTCTCACGAGTTTCCCGCTTCGCACGCCCCCCGTGGGGCTAGTATGCCTCGTGATCTTCGCCCGAGTCGCACCGTGACCCCCTACTACGAGCAGGACGGCATCACGATCTACCACGGGGATTGCCGGGAGGTGTTGCCGGGGCTCGCTGACGCCAGCGTGGATATGGTGTTCACGGACCCGCCTTATCCCAAAGCGTTCGCCCACTGCTGGGATGCATTGACGCTCGCTGCTCCCGTGCTCAAGCCCGGTGGATCGCTGTTCACGTTCTGCGGCCACTACCAAGTGCCCCACGTGATCGCCACGCTCTCGAAGGTCTACCGCTGGCATTGGCTGTGTACGGTCCCGAACGACGGCGCGCGGCCACGGATGTGGGGATTCCACGTCGAGGCGTGTTTCAAGCCCGTGCTGTGGTTCACGAACGGCTGGCCGATGACATGGCCGGCGCACAACAAGTGCATCTCAGACGAACTCTCCGTCGAGCCTGGAGCGTGGGCAGGCGCGGTGCTCCACAAGTGGGGGCAGGGGCAAGTCCGCACTCCGCTGATCTACGGGCTTGATCCTGGCGGGATCGTCTTAGACCCCTTCTGCGGCTCTGGCACGACGTTGCGAACCGCCAAGGATATGGGCAATCGCGCCATCGGCATCGAGATCGAGGAGCGGTACTGCGAGATCGCCGCCAAGCGGCTGGCGCAGCAGGTGCTCCCGCTGTGATCCGCCGCCTCCTCGGCTGGCTCCGCTCCCCCACGAGCGATCTCCTCGCCCCGCCCGTCCGCTGCCAGATCGTCATCGCCTACGACGCCGAGTATCGCTGGTCGCTGCTCTGGCCGATCCAGACGTACACGCCCCAGGAGCGCATCGCCATCGTGCAGGGCATGCTCAACGCCACGCACGCGCTGGCCGAGCGGTACGGGTGCAAGATCGGGCCGCCGCCACAGGAGCAGACGCCATGATCGTCACCACGCTGCCCGCCGCCTGCCCCCACGGGCAATGCCGGGCGCTCCTCGTGCTGAACCGGGGCGAGATGGACGCGCTGCGGGACTTCGCCTACGTGGTCTACACCTGCTCAAATGGGCACACCGTCCAGGTGGGGGAGCCCCCGCGGCTGCGCGACACCGCGCCGCGCCCTGAGGCCACGCATCCCTACCGCTGCCCCGTGTGCGGGATCAGGGGAATGGGCGAGGAGGGTCAACGCTACTGCTCGCTCCGGTGTTCGGCCACTGGGCAGGCGCGAGCGCGGCGGGCTAAGGCGCCGCTGACGCGGGGGCGGCCGGTAGAGTTCAGCCCGCGGGTGCCGGACATCCCCTACGCGAGCAAGCGGCGGCCGTTCAGCTAGCCGCCGCCTGCCCGGTGCTTAGGGGGCCGCGGGGTCGGCCACCGTGCCCTTGAGCGCGGCGGCGACGAGGCGGTCCCGGTCCTTGGTGATCTCGTCCAGCGCGGCCTGCATCTCGGCCTGCGACGCGCCGCTGGTGACGAGCTCCTGGATCTTGGCGACGAGCTTGTCCACGACGGTCTCCATCGCGGTCACCGCGTCAGTCAGCGGGGTCAGGGCAGCGACGATATCCGACATCTTGATGGCCATAGCCTTCATCTCCTTCGTGAGCTTGCCGAGCGTGGTGACGATCTTGACGAGAGCGGCATCCCCATGACGCCGCCGCGTGGGCGAGCGCCGATCATCCTTGGGCGCGTGGTGGTGGCGTCTCGGCATGTTACCGCAGCCGAGGAATCTGCCAGTCGCGGCCGATGACGCCCAGCGCGTTGAGCAGGATCAAGAGCAGCACGATGATGGCCGCCCACAGGATGATCGTCTTGAACTGCGCCGGGATGGGCGCGTAGGTCTGGATGAGCCAGACGATCACGCCGAGGATCAGGGCAATGACGATGAACTCGATGATGCCCATAGCGATCAGCCCTCCTCTCCTCCCATGCTACCGCGCGCCGGGCGGCCGGCTATGGGACGTTGGGCCTAGGCACGATGGTGACGGGCACGGGCACGATGGCGGGCCCCTGCGTACTCTCCACCGACATGCCGTCGTCGCGGCACGCGATCTTCGCATTCGGCTGCCCCGTGCGGCACAGGATGATACTGCCGCCATAGGGCGCAGGCCCGTTGACGCGCATGTAGGCCGAGGCGGGATCCTTCGCCAGCGCGTTGATCACCTTGTCGGTGGGTGCGAACGAGCAGCCCCCCAGCAGCAAGCCCGCCAGCGCCACGAGGAGGTAGAACTTCACGGTGGCCCAGATCATGGCGTCATCTCCAGTCTCGCGGCCTCGAGCACGCGGGCAAATCCGCGACGTGACCAGCCGCCTTTGTTGGTGGACCATCCGGGGCGGGACATCCAGTAGAACAGGCACAACACTTGATGCTCCGCCACGAAGCGGAGATCAGCGGCACGGAGTCGCCCCAAGGTGATGGGGCCGATCACGCCGTCCTCTTTGACGCGCAGGGCGCGCTGGGCCAGCTTGATCGACACGTTCACGCCCGGGTTCACGGCGGCCTCGTAGAGGGAGAACGCGACGGCGGGCACGGTGTCCACCAGCGAGTCGCCATGCACGCGGTCCCAATACTCGGTCTTGTAGATGCGCGCCGCCCCCTCGGGCGTCAGCGTGTCGAGGTTGACGGTGGGATGGTAGACGCTGCTGATCCCGTAGCGGGTCTTGCCCCCCAGTTCGTCGTCCGACCAGTCGCCCTCCTGGTCCAGTGTGAACGCCACAGCCCGGGCGAAGCTCACGGGCTCATCACCGGCTTGGCGGGCGCGTCGCCCAGCCACTCGCACCGGAACTGGAGCGGCGCAATCGTGCGCGTGATGTTCAGCTCCTTGTTCACCGCCTCGCGCTGCCCGTTGCTCAGGAGCAGGATGCAGTCCTTCCGCAGCCCGTCGTAGTGGATCAGCTCGTGCCCGTAGCGGTTCCACTCGTCCGAGACACGCCGCGCCCGCGACTCATTCGACACCGCGAGCGCAATGTCCTTTTGCGTGTCGCGCACGTAGTAGATGGCCCCCACCACGCCCACGCCGAGGATGAACACCACGAACAGGCTCAACGCATCGCGCCCGGCAATCGCCACCTTACCGAGCTTCGTCTCCACCGCCACGCTGCTCCCGCCCTGCATCTCGTTGCGGACCATCGCCATCACTTCCGCCTTGCTGACGTTGTGCAGCCCACGTTCCTCCAGCGGATCATACGCCTCGGGATCGTCGCGGCGCTTGCGGGGCGGGGGCACGGGCATCTCCTCGGACGGGGTGGCGGTCATGGCGTACCCGTGGTGCGCGCCTTCTCCTCGGCGGCGCCCTCGGCCTTCGTCACCGTCTGCTGCTGTTGACGCGCCATCTCGGCGTCCTTGCCCTGCTGGATGCCCTCGAGCGTGGCCGCCGTCTTGGTCGCCAGCACCAGGGCATCCTTCATGGAATTGGTCGCCTTCTCCACCTTGTTGATATCCGTCCGCGCCTGCTTGGCCTGATAGGCGGTATACAGCGGCACTACGATGGTGCCGATGGCGGCGAGGATGAGCGGCAGACTCTTCCAAAACTCGTCGCTCATTGGTTCAGCCGGCCGGGGGCGGCGCCGCGGGGCACGGCCTGCCGGATGGCGTCCTGCGCCCGCTGCTGCATCCCGGGCTGATCCACAGGGGACTGCCGCTGAATGGCCGGCTGGACACGCGCCTTGAGATAGGCGGCCATCAGATCCGGCCGCTCGCGCAGGAGGATCTTCTGGGCCGCTTCCTCGAACTCCTGCCACGTGTGGGAGAGCAGCTCCCGCTTGCGGAAGTCAGACGTGGGCCGGTCCTTGGTGCCCGTGTACTGCGACGTGGTGATGAGATGCTCCATCGCGTCCTTGAGCAGCCGCCCGTTGGGATCCTTCACCACCTGCGTCTTCAACTCCTCCCACCGATCCTGCTCGCCCCGCCCGAGCTTGATCCCGCTGGACACCTGCCCGGCCTTGGCGGGTTCCATGCCGATGCCACCGCCCGCATCGCGTGGCGTGCCGATGTGATCCGGCACCCGGCCCACGCCTTGCGGCTGGAGCCGGCTGATCTCGTTCCGGGCCGGCGTCCGCTTGTCGGGGATGCTCGGCCAGATGGCGAAGGGGAATTGCCCGTACACCTCGTGCTCGCCGGTCATCGGATCCCGGGCGAGCGGGTAGAGATCGCGCCCCTGCTCGTTCTTCTGATCCGAAAAGAACGGCGTGCGCGTCTTGTACTTACCCACCAAGGCATCCCACTCGCGCTCCAGGGGATCCTCGATGGCCCCACTCGGCCGCGTGACGCGCTGCCCGGGATCGGTGCCCTTGCGGACTTCGTTCAGGAAGGCCGGGGACCACAGGGCAAGGCGCTTGCGGACCAGATCCATCGCGGCCTCCACCTGCTCGTCGCGGCCGTGGCGCTCGGTGAACAGCTTGATCACGTCGGACACGCCCAGCCACCAGTTCTCCGAATCGAGGTTGTTGACGGTGATGAGCGTGTGCTGCGCCATCAGGTGCAGAAAGTCGTTCTCCGGCAGATCCCGAGAGAGCTGCGCCAGATCGGCCGCGTTCCGCACCCACTTGCTGAGCGGGTCGAGGCCCTTGTAGGAGCGATACGTGCCGCTCACCGGATCCCACCACGACTCCTCGGGCTTGCCCCACAGGGCCCGCTTCTTCGGATCGCTCGGCGCGCTGCCCGTCACCCAATCGTTGAGCGCCATGTACATGAACGTACCCAGCGCGGTGGCCCCCATAGCCCACTTGCCCACCGCTGTCTGCCCCCGCGCGCCGCCCGCCAGCATGTCGGCCCGCCACCGGGCGGACATGGCCTGCGTGATCGGGTTACCCGAGTAGTCGAGGGAGCCCTCCATGACGCGTACGGCGGTGCGGAACACGGGCGCGATGGTGGCCCGGTAGACGAGGTTGGCCCACTCGTTCGTAGGCCCGGCCTGCAGCGCTCCGCCGAGCCGCCCCTCCAGATCCTTCATGAACGTCTGCTCAAGGGCGAACTCCCGCACGTCGTTCCACGCCCGGCCGGTGAGCAGCGCGGGGTTCTCCTCGATCTCGGCGATCCGAGCCGTATGCTCCGGCGAGTTACGGGCCAGCCCTTCGAGTGCGGCCTGCCGGCGGGCTTGCGCCGCCAACTCCATGCGGTTGGCGATGGCCGTGGCGCTGGCATCGGAGGCGTTCATGACCTCGAGCGGCTTGCGGATTACGCTGCCCCATCCCCGGATGGCCTTCTGCAGGATGCTGCCCTCCAGCGACGTGCCCTCCAGGGTATCGGCCAAGGTGTCGATGGCCCGGTAGTTGTGCCGGACCTCGCCCATCTTGCCGGGCCCTGCCGCCTGCTCCTGCCATGCCTTCCACGAGCGCAGTAGGCCCATCTGCCGGATGCTCTCAGACCACCACGCATCCGCCATGGCAGACGCTTCGCCCACCGCTACGCGCGAGGGATCCCGCCACCCCGGCACCCGGGCCCCGATAGCGCGAGCCCCCATCGCGGCTGGCTGCATCACGGTGTTGCCCAGCACGTTCTTGACGATGGACACGCCCGAGAACATGGAGCCGTACATCGACTCCAGGAGCGCCCCCGGCAGCGCCGCCATGAACGTGGTTTGCTTGCCCACCCGTGCCGCCCGGCTATCGGCCAGGATGCTGGCCGCCAGCTCGGCGTCGGTCATGCCCGGCGCGATAGCGTCCGCCAGATCGGCCATGCGGCCCGGCGCGCTGCGGTCGCCCATCCCGGTGCCAGGAGCTTCCGCCTTGATCTTGAACGCCTCGACCATCTGGCCGCCGCGCGTCTGGAGACTCCGTGCCCGGATGGCGAGCGCCCCGGATAGGCTGACCGCCGCCCGGAGCTGGCCGTGGGTCAGCGTCTCGCCCGCTGCCACCTTCTTGGCCAGATCCACCACCTCGGTGGCCGCCCCTACCGAGAGATCCCGCGCCGCCTTGCCGAAGGCCGGCAGATCGTCCACGGCCACCGGATCGCCCCGCAGCAGCGTCTCCGGCGTCACCTTGCCCTGCTGGATGAGATCCCAGGCCGCTTTCGTCGTCTCGTCGTGGGACGTGGGCCGCTTCATCGCCTCGGTGATCTTGTCGGCCACCGAGCGGTGAATGGTCTTCATCGTTCGAATCACGTCGGCATCGGCCGCGATCCGGCTGTAGTTCGGCTGGTAGGGCTCGTCGGCCAAGACACGGCCTGAATTGGCGCGCGGCGCGGCCTCGGCCAACGTGGGGGCCTCGCCCTTGATCGAGCCGGCCAGCTTCTTGGCGAGGCTCTTGGACGCCACCGCCCCGACGCCAGCGCCGATCAACCCCCGGTAGACGCACGCCTCCGGCGTGTCGGCGGTGCCGCAGCCGAGCACCGCGCCGACCGCCATACGGGCGACGATGCCCACGTTGAACATGCCGGCCGGCAGTCCGCCCGCCAGCACTTCACCGGAGCGTGACTGCATCTCGGCGGCGAACTCGGGATCCGCCCGGAGTTGCGCGTCTACCTTCTCAACGGCCAGATCGTAGGCGCTCTTGAGATCCGTCGGGCTCTTGAGTGGGCCGCCCGTCTTCTCGGTCGCCACCTCGGCGGCGCTCGCGAGCGGCCCCTCCGGTGTCGCAGGTTCCGGCGCGCCCTCAGCAGAGCGTGGCCGTGCCGGCTGGTCAAATCCCGTCTTCGTCTCCTCTCGGATCGTCTCCAGCGAGGCCCGCACCTCGGCCGCGATCTCCTCCGGCGTCATCGGGCGCACCTGCGCCGCCATCTTCTGCTGGAGATCCGCCATCGTCTGCACGGCTGGGCTCCTGGGCGCGGCCGGAGCCGGCCCAGCCTTGATCTCCGCCAGCGTGCGCCCGCCCAGCATCGCGCTTTGCAACTCCTCCAGCGTGCGCGGGACGGTGATGGTGACTTCTGCGGACGGTGCGGCGGGGGCGGCTTGCCCCATCCGCGTCACGGACGGATCGGCTGCCCGGAGCGTGGCCGGCGGCGGAGCCTCGGGGCCAACGGGAGCCGTTGCTACTTCGGGCGCACCTGCGGCCCCGGGCTTGCGGCCCATGCCCAGCGCCTTGTTCATGGCCGGCATCATGGCGAGCTGCGCCACCATGTTGGCCAACTCGTCGTACCGGATGGGCTCGGCCAGCATCTGCTCGGTGAGCCGAGGATCCTGCTTGCGCGTCTCGGGATCGAACAGGAGCTGCGGCACGCCCATGATGGTGCGGATGTACGCGGCCGGGCTCGGCGGCTGACCGGGGCCCGTGCGCCCGCCCGGAATGGCGATCTCCTTGCCCTTCTCGGGGGCGTAATTGCCGATGGCCTGCTGCACCGTCGCCCCCAGCCCCGCCGGCAGCGCGCTCAGCATCTGCACGACGCCCAGCACCTGCTGGCCCACCGGGATCGACTGGAAGCCGTCCTCCGTACCCCGAAACGGGTTGAGCGAGCGCGCCGTCCCCTTGAGGAAGTTCGTCGCCCCGTGCTGCCACGTGTCCCACGCCGCCGAGGCACCAGCCGCAATCGGGTTCGTACTCTTGGGCTTGGCCGGCGCGGCGGTAGGTGAGGGCGCGGCGATGGGCCCGGCATCGGCCGCCGCCTTCCCGCGCTCCTGCAACCACGCATCGAGCGCTCTGTCATCCTGCTCGCGCTGCGCCGCGCCCCACTGGATCACCATGTCGGAGGCCATCTACCGCTCCCGCTTACCAGCCGGGGCCGCAGGAGCCGGCGGGCTGAGTTTCTGTTGCACCTCGGCTTGGCTCTGCTGATACCGGAGCTTGCCAAACTGCACGTAGATACGGGCGAGATCCTGAAAGCTGCGCCCCACCGCCCGGTAGTCCTCGTCCGTCATCGTCGGCTTGTCCTTCAGGAGCTTGGCCACGCCCTGGTCGATCAGCTTGAGGCTCACGTCGGGCTTATCCGCGTCCATCCCCTCGGGCCGGTACTTGGCTGGGATGCCGGTCCGCACGCCTTCCGCATAGGTGGTCGCCACATCCCCCAAGCGCGTGATGAAGTACGCGCGGCGGCGGTTCCACCACTCACGGGGATCTTCCTTCCCGCGAGTGGCCGCCGACACTCGGTCCAGCTCCGCGAGGGCCTGATCCACCACGGGCGCGGCCTGCGAGCCGAACGTCTCCGACATCATGCCCTTGAGATTCCGCAGGGAGCGGATCTCGGCCTGAATGTCGTTGTGCGTCTCCTTGAGGATCTTATCTACCGAGCCGTCCTTGAGGCGCTGGCGGCGCTGGTCTAGCTCGTTCATGAACGTGCGGTGCGTCGCCCCCGTCAGCCGGTCGTTACGGAGCGCGGCGTCTACCTTGTTCTCGGCATCGCGGATCTGCGCCTCGTTCTCCATCGGCCGATAGATGATCGGCTGGAGCGCCTTGATCGTGGCTTGGTCATCCGCCAGCGCCGGATTCTTCTTCTTGTCGATCACGCCGAGGAAGTGCTCCAGGCGCTCCGACGTGGGCGCGATGGTGCGCGTGGCCGCCCACTCGCGCACCTGCTGCTCCACGTCGGCCAACTGCTCCGGCGTCGCGGCATCCCGAATGGCCAGCACCGCCCGGCGCTCGGCTTCCTCGGTCGCTTCCCGCGCGTCGTCCTTGGCCTGCTTACGCTCGGCATTGAGCTTCCCGACGAGTTTCTCGGCCAGCGCCGGCTGCTTCTCGGCCGGGATGCCGATCCACTCCCCAGCTTCCAACTGCTTGAGGATGCTCGGCCGCAGCGCCGGATCGTTGAACCACCGCGTGGCCGTGCCGGTGCCCACCTTCTCGTTGTAGAGCGCCAGCGCCCCCTTGCCCTGCTCCCCCGAGTAGACGGTGGTCACCACCAGATCGTTGATGAGCTTCAGCCCCTTGTTATAGGCGGCCTGTGCCGTCTGCTCGGTGCCGAAGATGGCCTCGTTGGCGTACTGCTCCAACTGCTCGCCTGAGAGGGACTGGACGCGCTCCACGCGCATGCGCCACGCCTGCCCGCGCGCCTCCACCACCTTGCCGGCCTTCCACTGCGCCAACTCCTTGCCGATGATGGCCTTGCCCATCGGGTCCTGCACCTGCTCCAGCGCCGTGTTGACGTGCTGGTCCAGCGCCGCCCGCACGGTGGCCTCATACTGCTCCGGCTCCATCCCGGCCCCGCGCGCGTCCAGCTCGGCCCCGGCGTACTGATCCTTGACGCTGCCGACAAGGTTCTCCCGCAGCACGCTGGCCTCGGCGGCCTGCAGCTTCGCCGCCTCCTGCTGGTACTGCTTGTAGATCGCGCCGAGCGTGTTGGCGACGCTATCCAGCCCCCCGGCCGCCGCCGCATACGGCGCAGCCCACGCCGCCCCGCTCGCCTGCCCGTAGGGCACGGAGTCGGGGATGCCGATCTGCGACGTGTAGCGCGGGATCTTGATCGGCATCGGCTAGTAGCCCCGCTCCCCCCGTCGGTAGTCCTGGTAGGCCGGAGTCTGGGTGCCGGCCCAGAAGTCGGTGCCGCCGCCACTCGACGTGGTGGCCCCGCCGCCATACGACATGGCCTTGGCCGCCCCCGACAGGAGCGTGGAGCCAGCGCCGATCATGCCGGCCTGCGCCGCCTGCGCGCCCTGGAACCGCTGCAACCGCGCCTGCGACTCAAAGCCGGTGGCCGACACCTCGCCGCCGTAGCGGATGCGCTGCGCGTCCAACTCGGCCTGCTCCAAGGTGTCGGCCATCACGAGGAGGGGGGAGCCTTCGAGCGCAATGCCCGAGGCGCCCGAGTTGGCGCGCTGCGTACCGGCGAGTTGGCGGATGCGCTCCCGGTGCTGCTGCTCGCGCACGGCGGCGGCATTGCGCGCGGCGGTGGCCTGATTCTCGGCGACCTTGGCGTTGTACTTCGCCGCCTTCTGCTGGGCCTGGCCTTGGGAGTAGGCGGAATAGACGCCGACCGCCGTGGACACCACCGTGAGGGCGAGGCCAATGAGGGCCACCGCACTGACTTCGTAGCCACCCGAGATCGCGTGCCGGCGCGTCCCGTCGGGCATCTCGACACACTCGACGCATCTGGCACAGGGCGCGAGGCGCGGCTCGGTCATGCCATCTCCTTGGGGAACAGGACGTACGAGATCATGTCCTCCCGCTTGGGGCCATACGCGCGCAAGAGCGCCTCCTCCTCAAAGCCCATCGCCTGCACCCACCGCCGCCCCACCGTGAACCCGGCCATCACCTTGGCCTGCACGCGATGGAGCCGATGCCGACGCACGAGGTCCACGAGCCCCCGCAGCACGCTCCGTGTCACGAAGTAGCCATGCGCCCGGCCCGCATCCGACAGCACCGCCCACGACTCGGCCACGCCGGGCCAGTAGATGACGATGCCAGCGCACGCCACCGGCACGCCATCCACCGTCGCCGTGAACGCCGGGTGCCCAGCGTACTGGCGCGCGGCCTCCTCGGGGGCCACGAAGAAGATCGACGTGGGCGCGGTGAGCGCCAGATAGTCGGCGGCCACGTAGGGGCGCACGAGGAGGCTAGCCATCGTCCACCTGGATGCTGCCGCCCACGCCCAGCACCACGATGGGCAAGGACTCGCTGCGCACGATGCGCGGCCGGCTCCCACGGGTCCAGCCGACCTCCGTCACCCGCACGTCGCCCGTGAACTCCGTCTCCCCGCCGCCCTCGCCCTCGGGATAGGTGAGTAGCTGGCCCTGCCAGTCCAGCGGATCGCCCCCCGCCGGCAAGGTGTACCCACGCTCGCGCGGGCCTACCCGAATGTCGCCATACGTGCAGAGCAGCCGCAGCGTCAGCTCGTTGTACCGCTGCCGCCGTCCCTGCGCGCTGCCGTTGCCGAGTTGGAGCTCGGCGGGCAGTAGTTCAATATGCGCGTCAAAGGGCAGGCCCACCTCGACGTAGCTGCGTGCCGCCGAGAGCGTGAACAGGCCATCCAGCACGGTGCCCGTCTCCGCGCCCATGAGCGCGCCCTGCACCAGATCCTCCTGGAACGTGTCCTCCTGGAACGCGCGCTCGGTCCACACGGCGGCGGCTGGAGCTGACTCGAGGTGTGGCATGGCGATCTGCGTCGCGGGCGGGCCATCGTACACCAGCGCCGCATCGGTGTTGAGTGCCCCCTCGAACACCTCGAGAAACCGCTTGCTCTCCAGCGCCACGCCACGCACCTGGAAGGCGTCGGCCTGGAAGGCGCTGGCCTGGAACGCATTGTCGAGCGTGTGGAACCCGCGCTCCACCGCCACCCAGATCTCGTGCCCGCAGTCGTTGGGGATGACGGCCACCGACTGGAACGTGCCAGCCGTGACGTGGTGGTGCCACGCCACCACCTGCTCCGGCCGCTCGTAGGTCATGCCGAGCAGCACGCCGTCGCTGCGAATGGCCAGCAAGGTGGAGTCGGGCTGTGGCAGGTACGCCATCTCCACGATGCCGTCCTGCGTGAGATGCTCGGCCAGGAGCGACAGATCGGGCGAGAGGTAGCCGTCCACCTCAAAGCTGAACGCCAGTTCCCGCACCTTGCGCGCCCCACGCTGGAGGAAGAGCACGAGGTTACTCACCCGGATCGCGTCCACGTTGAAGTCGGCGCCCCACAGGCTCTCGTCGTCCACTTGGATGGTGGAGGGCGTGAGCGGGCCGTCGGATTCGCCGTGGACGCGCAACTCGCCGCCGGTCGTGCCCACCATCAGCGTCTTGAGCGACTTGAGCCACCGGATCACGTTCACCTGATCCTGGGCAATCGTCCACACGAGGGCGTCGTCGTCGTCCGCGCCGGTGCCGTGGTTCTCGTAGTCGGCCACGACCGAGCTCCACCCGGTATCCGGCTGCGCCGGTGAGCCCGCCCAATGCAACCGCTGGCCCTGCAACCCCACCGTGCCCGGATAGCCGCGCGCCACGCTCCACGCGGGCGCTTCCAGCGTCCACGCGCCCGCGGGCGCCGCCGTGATGGCCGTCAGGAGCTTCTGGATCTCGCCCGACATGAGCGTGGGCGACGAGTAGACGGTGAGCTTGACGACGCCGCTGTGGATCGTGACGTACTTGCCCACGTCCTCGGCGCGGAACGCATCCAGCGAGCCGGTGAGCGCGATGATCTTGTGCAGCGGCTCCTTCGCGCTGGGCGTCATGGTGCCCGAGGGGGAGCCCTCCAGCGTCCAGTCGCCCGCCGCGAAGGGGCCCACGTCCTCGAAGGGGTCCAGCACGTCGAGCGTCACCACGGTGGCCGACGTGAACGCGTTGATGATGGCGCGCCCCGCCCCGGACTTGAGCACGCGGTCCACGTCCCCCGTCTGGAACACGGGGTTGGTGGCCGTCGCCGTGACGCCGCTGCCGCTCACCGCCGAGAGCGTGAGATCAGCCGCCAGCGTCAGCGGCACCTCGGTGGTGGGCGGCGGCAGGAAGGTGATCTCGGTGAGCACGAACGTGGGATCCGCCGTCACCCGGGACAGCTTGCGGGGGGCGTAGTCCTGATGCGCGATGTAGAGCACGTCGGCCGATTGCGTCCACCGGAGCGCCCGGAGCGCGTCCCCGGTATAGGGCGAGGCAATCTCCAGGGGGTCGCCGTTCACATCAAGGATCTGCTCGCGGTTCTGGAAGAACCGGATATACCCGCTGCCCATCTCCAGCATGTATGCCTGATCGATGGAGAACTGGAACGGGATCAGGCGGACGCCGGCCTTGCCCGTCTCCACGTCGAAGGCATCTTCCTGGAACGTGTCGAACTGGAACGCGCCGGAGGATTTCGTCTCCGCAATGTAGACGGTGCCCGCCCGCACCGCCGCGCCCCCGTGGACATGCACGGAGAAGTTTTTGAGACAGGAGGCACCCTGGGCGTACTTCGATACGTCCACCCGCGCCCCGAGGCGCTCGGTGAGTTCGCCGGACGTGAAGCCCGTCTTGAACGGGTGGGCGGGCATTACTTGACGACCTCGACCACCGTGGAGAGAATCTCGGCCGGCGTCGCGGTGGTGGCCTTGACCTGGACCGCATGCCGTGAGCCCGTCCTGAGCGACCCCACGCCGATGGTGAACTTGTAGGACGTGGCGGTCGTCTTGGTGCGCTTGAGCACGCCGTCGAGGTAGCAGTCCACCTTCGTGATGCCGGCCGGATCGGAGGCCGTCACGATCACGGTGAGAAGATTGCCCCCCGTGATGACGGCGGACGTGATGACCACCGTCCCGGTGCTGGACGGGATCACGACGGGCGCGGCCACCGTGAAGGTAACGGCCGCCGAGGTGCCCACGTTGCCAGCCACATCGGTGGCCTTGGCCACCAGCGTATGCGTGCCGGCGGTGTACGGCGTGGTGTTCAGCACGAAGGTATAGGGCGAGAGCACATCGGTGCCCACTAGGGCGCCGTCGAGGTAGAGCGTCACGCTGGCCACCCCGCCGGCATCGGTGGCCGTCACGCTCACCGTGAGGCTGCCACTCGCGGTGGCCCCGTTGGCGGGGCTCGTGATCGTGACGACGGGCGGCGTGGTGTCCGCGGTCGGCGTGGTGATCGACGCCATGGCCGCCGCCGCATTCACGCGGCCGTAGCCGAAGCTCTGATCGTAGCCGGCCGTGCCCAGATCCGTGGCCGTCGTCGTCAGCGCCGTTTCCACGTCGGCCAGCGTCAGCGTCGGGATCTCCGACCACAGGAGCGCCGCCACTCCGGCCACGATGGGCGCGGCGAACGAGGTGCCCGTCGAGACGGAATACGTAGCCCCCGGCGAGGTGGTGCGGATCTGATAGCCCGGCGCGGCCAGATCCACGAACGCGCCCCGGCTCGAGCCTGACCACAGGGCGTCGTTCTGATCGGTGGCCGTCACCGAGAACAGGGCCGTGGTGGCGGGATACGGGTCCACTGTGCCGCTATTGCCCGCCGCGGCCACCACCCACACGCCCTGTGCCCGTGCGGCCTCGGCCGCCGCCTTCACAGTGCTGCTCCCTGCGAGGCCACTGATCGAGATGTTGATGATCTTCGCCCCGTGATCGGCGGCCCAATCGATCCCGATGGCGATGCGCGAGGCCGTGGCGTACCCGGTATTGTCCGAGATCACCACGGGCATCAGCTTGCACCCGTAGGCGACGCCCGCCCCGCCGATGGCGTTATTCCCCGTCGAGACGGCGACGCCGGCCACCTTGGTGCCGTGGCCGAACCAGTCGCCGGCCGCCGCGGTCGCCGTGAACGTGTTGTAGCCGCCCACCAGCCGGCCTGTGAGGTCCGGGTGCGTGCCGTCGATGCCGCTATCGAGGATGGCGATGATGATCCCCGCCGCGCCTGTCTGCGTGTCCCACGCCCCGCCCGTCCCCGACGTGCCGATCTTGGCGTGGTGCCACTGCGCCGAGAGCAGGGGATCGTTCGGCGTCAGCGCCAGCGGCATGCTGCTGTCCACCTCGGCATACGCCACGCGGGCATCCGCGCGGAGCGTGGCCAGCACCTCCTGCACGCGCTCCGGCAGCACCTTGACGATGTGCCGACGGGACTTCACCATCCCCACCGGCTTGCCGGTGCCGAGCGTGGCGTAGACGGCCCGCTGCTCCACCTCGCTGACGCCGGCCGCGAACCCCACGATGACCGAGACGCGCGCCGCCATCAGCCGCGCCCCGCGAGTCGCTGGACTTGCCGGAGCAGCGCCGCGCGCACCCGCAAGCACCCCTCGGCCTGCGCGATGTCCCCGCGCATGCGGAACGCCTGCGCTGCTTCGTGCAGGCTATGCCCGGCGTCCTCCAGGCCCATCGTCCACGTCACCACGACGGGCACCGGGGCGTCACAGCCACAGGAGCGCACGCGCACGTCCGTGCAGACGCGGTTGACGCAGGGCCACGTGTTGCCGCAGCCGGCGCAGGCGTGATCGTGGGTCAGCATCGTTGCCGGCATCCTTTAGTGGCGAACGCCGCGCCGGAGCAGTGGACGACGGCAGGCGTGACGGCGGAGCTGGCGTCCTGCTGATCGTCTTCTTCAAAGGGCAGACCGGTCACCGCGCCGAGCCAGATTTCGCCGCCGCCGCTCGCGGCTTCGTCCCACCCGGCGGCCGACACGAGTAGGCCAGTGCCGTCGTTATTGTTGTAAAACACCATCTGCGCGGGGGAGTAGAACGTCGCATCGGGCGGGAGGCTGCCGGTATTGACCGCCCATGTGGCCCCGCCATCCTCGGTGTGCCGCCAGCCGATCTCGGGGTCATTCGTGTAGCCGTAGCCCACCACCGCAATATCCGTGTCCAAGAAGATCAGGGCGGCAGCGGAGACGTTATCGGTCGGGGCCGAGGCTATCGACGCATTGGGGACGCGAGTCCACGACGCGCCCGCGTCGGTCGTCTTCCAGATCCACAGCACTTGATGGTCTGGCGACGGGCCAATGTCGCTGTCGTTGATGAATCCACCCGTGGCCAGCGCGGCGGTGGCGCTCAGGGCTACCAGATCCCACGTGTTCGCATTTGTCCCCGCCGTGTTGCCGGGCAGGATGACCTTGGTCCACGTCGTCTGATCGCCCGAGGTCCAGACGAACGGGGGAGCACTGAAATCAGCTTGGCCGGCGATGAACGTGGAGCCGACCAGGGCCATCCCGCCCACCGAGGAACCCGCGACGGTGGCGTTGATGAGCGAGCCCGGCGTCCATGATGCCCCACGATCCCCAGAAGTCAGGAAGTGGTAATCCGATCCGCCGCCCAGGGTGGGATTGAATGACCCATAGGCTGTGACGGTACTCGCCCCGGTTTGCAGGAACCCGTGGCAGATCGTGAGCGTGAACCCCGTCACGGTGTCGTGGACCTTCGTCCAGTTATCTCCACCGTCCGTAGTGCGATAGATGTGCAATGCGCCAGCGGCGGCATTCTGGACGGCGACCAAGCACTCGTCCGTGGCCATGGAGAGGATGCGAGAGGTCGCGGCCCCTGCCCCGATCGGCAGATCGCTCAACTGCGTCCACGTCGCCCCGCGATCTGCCGAGCGCCACACCTGTCGATTGAGGCGCGTGGCAAGGAGCCGACTGTTCCCAATGTCGGCGAGCCCCTGGAAGCCGGAGCTTCCAGTGGCATCGAGCGCGAGCGTCCACGCAATAGCGACAGCCATATCAGATCAGCGCGGCCATGCTCGGGTGGCGTCCCCGCCACCGCCGCGTACATCGATGAGATCCCGCGAGCGCAGGACCGCCGCCGAGCCCTCCATGCCGTCCATCGTGCGGGCGCGCTTGAGCGTCAGCTCGTAGAGCTGATACGCGGCGTTGCCCTTGGCCTGCTGGCCCGTGATAGGCTCGGCGCACATCGCCACCAGATGCGAGACGAACGCCGTCACGAACAGGGGCGTGAACCGCGTCGGATCCGTCACGTCGGTGATCACGCGCGCGTTGATCGACGCCGACTCGGTGACGATGACCTCCTGCGTGCCGTTCGTCTCCACCTCGTAGGGCGTCGAGTCCTCCAGTCGCCACACGCGCAGGGCATCGGCGGGCTTGGGGATGGTATAGAGCGGCCCCCACGCGGGCGGGGCGTAATTGAGCCGCCAGTCCTCAGCCGCGATGGCGGCCAGCGACGGGAACGCCTCGGTGATGGTGGCCGTCACCACGGTGGTGCTTGAGAACGCCGTGATGGTCGCGGTGCCCGTCCCGGCGATGTGGTCGAGCACCTTGCCCACGTCGGTGCTGACGAACACGGCCGCCGAGGCCGTGAACGTCACGCCCGTGGTGTCCACCACCGTGGCCCCCGTGCCCGGCGTCAGCGTGGCCGCCGGCACGGTGTAGGCCAGGAGCGTGCGGCGCGACAGGGCGAAGTTCCACGGATGCGCCGCCAGCGTGGCCTGTCGGATGGTGGCGTAGAGCTCGGCCACCAGCCGGGCCTTCGTCGTCTGCTCGGTGGTGGCCGACACGGGGCTATCCCCGAGCCGGCGCAGCACCATGTTGGTGATCTGGAGATCGGTGGACATGGCGCTAGTTCAGGAGCGTGACGATCATCTCGTCCTGGCGGATCGCGTCCGTGACGGAGCCGCCGTCGGTCGCCGCGAACGCCAGCGTGACGGCCGCGGCCAGGTTCTCCACGGGCGACTCGATCAGCGTCGTCTGCATCTGCGAGCCCACCGAGCACCAGCCCGTGAGCCGCTGCGTGGTGGCCGTCAGGCGCGTGAGGATCAGCTCCGCTTTCCAGGTGGAGCCGCTTGGGTTCGTGGTGACCGGGTTGAGGACATAGGCCGCGGCCCCCACGAGCACTACGAGCGTCTTGGCCGAGCCGGTGGCCGAGGTGCGCCCCGCGCCGATGATGGACACCATGCGGTCGCTGCTCCCCAGGGTCGCGGCCGGCAGCACGTAGGACATGAGCGTATCCGAGCCGCCGCCCACGTTGCCCACCGTGGTGTGCTGGCTGCTCAGCACCTGCGCGCGGCGGTGCGCGCCCAGCCCGGAGTTGAACGCGGAGTCGAAGGTGACGACCTCGCCGTCGTCGCCGCCCGCGCCGATCAGCGCGGCGTTCCAGTCCGACGGCTTGACCTTCGTGGTGTCCGCGCCATCCGACTTCGTGGACACGAAGCTATGCGTGATCGTGACTTCGGCGTCGGCCATGACTATCGCCTCCTTGGGCGCCACGTGGGAATGTAATCGCTTGCACCGGAGACAGGAGGCGTGCCCCCACCGCCTGCGGTGAAGTACATGAAGTCGGCCATCGCGCGGTCGCCCGTGCCTACCGTGCCATCGGGGAGCGGCCACAGGCCCCGCCACGGCATGGCCGGGTTCATCGCGGACGCGCGTTTGTCTCTCGAATCTAGTGGCATCCGGTGCTACCATTCAAACCATGGAACCTGGAAAGAGGGGATACACCGGCAAGCACCTGACTGGGCGCTTTGGAGCAACGGGCAATTCCTGGCGCGGCGGTCGATACATTGGCTCGTATGGATACGTCTACATCTGGGCACCCTGGCACCCGATGAGTGACGCGAAGGGCTACATCACCGAACACCGGCTGGTCATGGCGACAAGCATGAAACGCTTGCTGACCAAGGCCGAGCTTGTGCATCACTTGAATGGAATCAAGACAGACAATCGTCTTGATAACCTTGAACTCACGACGCGCGCTGCACACGCGCGACTGCACCACACCAAGTGGCACCCGCAACCTGTCCGGTGCGAGCGGTGTGGCCGCTTCTTCGTGCCTAGGCGTAAGCCGCAGCGGGCGACCTCGAGATGCGCGAGAACCTGTCACGGCCCGGTCCCCACTTCGTCGCGGGTGAACACTGTGCCGGAGTCAGAGACGGTGGCCTTCTGATCTACCGTAGTCGTGTCGTCATTGTAGAGTTTGTAATCCGTCGCATCCTGCGTGGACTTGTTGCGCCATGCTTTATAAATCCACGCGAGCATCAAGCGGATCGACGTGGTGGCGGCCGGCGTGGTCTGGCCCGGCTGCGAGAACGTGTCCACGTTCAGCACGTCGAGCACTTCGGCGTTCACGTCGCTCTTGGCCGTGGCCCCGAGGCTGCCCACGCTCCCGCTCAGGCTCCCCGTGCGGTCGCCCACGGCGAGGCCGGTGGTGGCGGGGAACAGGAATCCGCTGTCTCCATTCGAGGGCGCGCCAGCGATGGCAGGCGACCACGTGAGCATTCCAGTCGCGCTGTCGTAGTCAGTGATGATCGCGGCCCCGTTTCCCGACACGTCCGGCCACCAGATCATAAAGCGATTGTTGAAGTGGTCGTCGCCGTAGCCGGTCAAGGTGGTGGTCGCCTGCGTCGTGGAGAGCGTGCCAGTTTGAGCAATGGCAATCTGCGCGCCGCCGTCCCGCGCCAACACCCTGAATCGCGCGTCGAGCACCGGCAGCCCGCCCACCGCCCCCGCCGCGACCGCCGGGATCGCGCCGGCCACACCGCCCGCGTGCGTCACGTCCACCTCGGGCACGCCGGCCACGCTCTCCGCGGGGGCCACCCGGAAGTGCATCGCCACCGCCTTGCCGGCGACGCTGCTCACCGTGGACGCGGCCACGACCGAGTACCACTTGCCGGCCTCGAAGCCATTGGCGGCCGACGCGGTGAAGGTGCCTCGGTAGACGCCAGTGGCCCCGGCGCGCAGCACGAGGGCTTGCGCGGAGAGGATCGCGGTGTCCGTCGTCTCCTCGTATACCTCGTAGGTGCCGGAGGAGTCGGCGTTCGTGGAGGCCCCCGTCGAGGCGAGGTGCGTCACCACATCGAACGTCACCACCTCGTCAATCGGGATCAGCACGCTAGGCCGCCGACAGCACGCGCCCCTGGCTGCTGCGCCGGGCGCTCTGGATCACGCGGGAGGCGAACACCGTGCCGGCGGCCGTCGCGGCCCCGGCGGCCTTCTGCCCCTGCCACCCGGCACGCCCCGGCCACAACGGCGCACTCGGCGCGCTGTTGCGCGTGCCCAGCGTGGTGGCCGTCGCGTGCCCCGCGTTGCCGGAGTAGTCCTTCACGTCGGTGGCGTCCTGCATCCGCAGGAACAGCGTGCGGCCTCGGCTGACGGAGCCCGGGCGGTTACACGCCTGGATCATCTCGCCCACCGTCAGGGCGACGTTGAAGCCCTGCATGTACTGGATCGCCCCGTCCCAGGTGCGCGAAACGGCGGTGTTATTGCCGACGCAGTAGCCGCCGCTGAACGTGGGGCTGGTGCCCACGGGTGTGGTGACCACCGTCACCGTCACCGTGACGCCGTTGACCACCACCACCGGCACGTTCGTGGTGGCCGTGGCGTTGTAGCTGAAGCCGATCTTGTTCCAGACGTTATCGTTGGCCGTGAACCTGAAGTTGCCATCCGCCGAGCCGCCGCCCGTGAAGTCGGCGAGGAACTCCAGCGTGTTGGCGGTGGCGTTCCGGTGGCGGAGGAACGACGAGCCGCCCTCGGGGAGCGTGATGATCCGGCCCTCGCTGGCCTCGCCCACGCCATCCGCGAGGCTCCAGAACACGAGCGAGAGAATCCCCGACGTGGTGATGGAGTACGTCGTGTTCTCCAGCTTGCTCGCCGCCCCGTCGAAGTCGATGGCCACCTAAGCGTCCGCGTAGGAAAAGCCCAGATCGTGCAGCGTCACCGCCGCCGCGATGGTGTCGTTGCCATCAGCCTTGCGGGTGAAGTACCACTCCACGGTGTCGCCCGCCGCGAGGTTGCCTGACGTGAGCGCCATGCTTGGCGTGTTGCGCTCGAAGGCCGCGGACGGGGCGGCGTCCGTCACGATCACCGTCTCCTGGAAGGTCGTCTGATCCAGGGACTCGGCGTCATCGCCCCCGATGGCCCGGTAGCTGAACTCGAAGCGCGCGTTGCCGGTGGTGGCGCTGCTTGTCCACCGGGGGATGATGACGGCCGTCCCCACGTAGTTCTGCGGCACCTCGAACGTGCCGTAGATGCCGAACTGCTCGCCGGTACTCGTGGGGTCGATGAACTGCGCCACCAGATGCTTGAACACGTCGTTGGTGGCCGTCTGATCGAACGTGTTGAAGAAGCACGAGCCCGTGGCGTCCGGCACCGTGCCGGCGCCCATGCACGAGACGATGTGCGTGGCCACCGGCTAGATCCCCAGCTTCAGGCGCGCCCAGAACTTCACGATGGCCGTCTTCTGGCTCCCGCTGAACACACCGGGCGCGGCCGTCTCGATGGCGGTGCCGAACGAGGCCGACACGACCTGGAAGCGATCCTCGACGGCCTGGAATGCGGCGTTGAGTTGCGCGCGGGTATGGCTATGCGGGAATCGCTCGGTTTCCGAGCCCCGGCGCATCTCGCCCAACTGCGCGGTCGTCAGCGTGGCCACTACAGCGCCCCCACGCGCTCCCGCAGCGCCTTGATGTCCGCCTCCAGCCGCGCCTTCGTGCGCTCGAGCCCGGCGATCTCCTTCTGCTGCTCGCCCACGAGCGTGGCGTGCTTGGCCGCCAGATCGGCGCGGAGGGCGTCGCCCTTCGTCTTGGCGTCGGCATCGGCCTGCGCCGCCTTGCTGGTGGCCTCGGCGTGCGCCGCGTTGACCTTCGTGATCGCGGCCGTCACGCGCTGCTCCGTCTCCACCAGCCGCGCCTCGGCCTGCCGCTGCGTGGCCTCGGCCTTCGTGGTGGCCTCCTGCGCGGCGGCGATCTTGGCGCCGGCCGCCTGGATCTCCCCGCGCAGGCGCACCGCGTCCTGCTCGAGATGGATCATCCCCTCCACGTCCGCCGTGGCCGTGAGGATCATCTCGGCCCACTTGTGCAGCCGCATCAGGTTGTCGTGCCGCTCGCCCCACGACTGGCTGGGCTTCGTCGGTTCCGTCGCCTTCTCCGTCGCCTTGGTGACCATGGGGCTCCTTACTTGCTGCTCGCGAGCACGACGTAGAAGTCGGTCAGCGTGATGCCCGTGCCGGCCACGGGCTTGATCCAGTAGGCGTGCTCCAGCACGGCCTCCACGAAATTCCCCGTCTTGCTGATCGCGTTCCCCTGGGGATCGGAGAGCGTCTGGTAGGTGTCGGTGGTGTCGGTGTAGGCCCCCTTGCTCGGATCGGGCGAGCCCGCCACCGTGACGGTGCCGCCGAACGAGCTCCCGGTGGGCCGCCACCCGTACACCGTCTTGTCGTTGTAGCCGCCGCAGGGCACGGCCTGGCACTCGTCGCCGCCGTTCACCGCCGCCCACTTGTAGACGCGGGTATTGCGGTGGCCCACGAGGACGTTGAGCTCACTCCACGCCACATTCGCCATCGTTCAGTGCCTCGTCGCCGGGTGGGGCGTGCCGAGGCTGGCGAGCCCTCGACACGCCCCGTGCCCACCGGGGTTCGGGGTTAGCTGTTCGCGCGGCGGCTGATCTGCGCCACGCAGTGGATCGTGCCGGTGATCGCCGCGTCCGTCGAGCAGACGCAGATGTCGATGTCGGCGCTGGTGGTGTTCTCGTAGTTGATGCCGTCGATCACGTTGAACAGCCCCGTGGGGCTGCCCGCCGCGCCGACGACGCCGTTGGCGCTGGTGGACACCGAGGGCGCGCTCGTCATGAACCGCGACGTGCTGTCCGTGGTGCCCACGGTGAGGGCGGTCGAGGAGCCGAGGGCGTCCCAGTAGACGCGGCCGCCCTTGAGGATCTCGCCCGGATGCAGCGGGAACATGTGGATGACGAGGCCCACGCCGCCAGCGGCCTCGTAGGTGTCGCTGCGCGTCTCGTCGCCCCAGAACGCGGGGTCGGCCTTGCGGCCGGCATTGACGAGGGTGTACTGGACGCTGTACGCCGCCGTGGCTGCCATTTACGTGGCCTCCGTGATGTCACACTGGATGACACCTTCCTCTTGAAGCCGCACGGCGCCAGCCGAGCAGATGGCCGTGGCCTGCCAGGCGTGCGTGGCGAGATCCACGCGGCGGTCGATGAAGACTTCCAGCTCCATCGGGATGGCCAGCCCGATGGCGTCCTTGTGGTAGAAGAGGCAGGTGCGGGTGGTGGAGGAGATGTTGAGCTGCGTGGTCATGATCCACCGGAAGCCCATGAACGTGTCGCTGCCCATGGTGCCGCTCTTGAGCCGCATCATGTCGGTGTAGTCGCGCGAGGTGACTTCCGCCTCGGCCAGCAGATCCTCGACAGCCTGCGGGGACACCAGCGCGGTGCGGTTTTCCTGCGGCACGTTGTTGGTGTTGAGGATGCGCGCGGCCTGGTTGACCTTCTCGAAGGTGAGGCCCACGGAGCCGGACGCGATCTGCTGGCCCGACCCGATGGCCACGCTGCTGGTGGCGTCCGCGCCGTCCACGGCGGTGGCCGAGGCCACGGCGGCGTCGATCACGGTGTCGTTGATGAGCCGCTTGAACGCCTCCGCGTGGTTGCGCGCGTAGTCGTTCTTGGGCTGGATGAGCATCTTGGGCTCGTCGGTGCGATCCAGGAGGATCGAGCCGCCCGAGTCGGTGAAGGTCACCCGGCGCACGGAGTGGACCGGGGCCAGCACGATGACGGGCTGGTGCCGCGTGGTGATGGTGCCGAAGTCCGAGGAGCCGAGGCGCTCCCAGTCGTAGGACTTGCCCACGACGTTCGTCTTGACGGTCACCGAGTCCCGTACTTTGTCCTCGGTGGCGGCGTACCGGCGCATGATCTCCGCCGAGTAGCCTCTGACGAAACTGACATCGACCGTTTCGGCCATGAGTGAGTACACCCCCGTAGTCAGCCGAAGTGCGCTGCTACGACGTGTACTCGGCCCAATGCCGGCACGTCTTCCCCCGAGTCGTCGGGGGTTCCCCCGGCGTGTCTATTCCACGCCGTCAACCGGGCCCGCAGGGCGCGAGTAATCCGGTTGTGTGCTACCGACGCTTATACTACTTGCGCTCCCGTTCCCGCAAGCGTTCTCGCCGCTGGAGCAGCGCGGCGTACTCGTCCAGCGTCTCGCGCTTCCAGTTCTGCGCGTTGGGATCGGCCGCCATCTTCTCGATCTTGGCGTCCAGATCGCTGGCCGACTCCCCCGCCGGCACGTTACCGGTGATCTCCCCGTGCTCCAGCATGCGCTCCCCGATCCTGACGAGCCCACGCACCAGATCGGCATTGTTGCCGGCGTTCTCCACCGCGCTGGCCAGCGTGGGCGAATCCGCGAACAGATCGCGCACCGTCTGCCGGGCGAGGGAGATGTTCCGGGGATAGGCCGCGCCCCACTCGGCTTTGAGCGCCGTCTCCGCGCCCTTGCGCTCGGTGGCCGTGTGCTGCGTCAGCTTGTCCACGCCGGCCACGTGGTAGGTGCCGTACCAGTCGAGGATGCCCTGCGCCTGCCGGTCGGTGAGCCCTACCGCGTGCGCCTGCTTGCGGAAGCCGTCGAGGCCCTCGGCGTCCACCTCGCCCATGCCCTCGGGCAGCGCGGGGGGCTTGAAGGTGTACTTCTCCGGCGACTCGGGGCGGCCGAGCTTGCCGTAGTACGCCCCCCACTCCTCGTCTGGGGCATCGTCGGCAGGCGGCTTGATCCCCTGCGCCCCCACGAGCTTCTTCGTCTCCACGTAGGACTTGGCGAGCCCACCCACGTCCTTGAAGTCCTTGAGCGAGGGATCGGCGCGCAAGTCCTCGGGCAGCGTGCCACGCCAGTCGGGGGCGTCCCCGTTGCCGGTGGGCGCAGCGGGGGGAGCAGCAGTCTCAGCGGTTGCCGTCTCGTCAGCCATGCAGGTTCCCCGTCCCTCCGGCGGCCCGGAGCATGAAGCCGATCACGTCGTAGCG